AGGAGATAGAAATGGCATTGCCAAAGGCAGTTCAGCAACAGCTGGAAGAAGCAGATCGTTTAGTGGCTACAATTAATGGCGATAAGACCGGGGAGGACTCCTCGGAGACTGACCCAGGAAATGAAGATAAAGATTTACTTGTTAACGTAACACGACAAGAAGATCCGCCAAAAGATGAAACGCCGCCGGACAACACCGTTTCGCAAGAGACAAAACCTGTAGATGTTCCTGAAGACAAATGGTCACATAAATACCATACGTTAAAAGGAATGTACGATGCAGAAGTACCAAGACTACATAGCCAAGTGCGTGAGATGCAAACGCAAATTCAGCAGTTAATTGCTGATAAGGCGGCAGTTGAGGCACGAATTGCAGAAGTACCTACAAAAGTTGAATCTCTAATCACTGACGAAGACAAAGAAGCATTTGGGCCAGATTTGATTGACCTGATTGAGCGAGCAACAGAAGCTAAAGTAGCAACACTAAAGTCATCTGAAGCCCAGCTTAAAGAAGAAATCAAGAAGCTTAAAGGGCAACTTGGAAATGTGGAAGAGCGACAAGTCGTGTCTGATAAAGATAGATTCTTGGCAGCTTTAGCACAGCAAGTTCCTGATTGGGAAGTACTAAATGTAAATCAAGGCTTTTTAACTTGGTTGCAAGATGTAGACCCGATTTATGGAATTCCAAAGCATGTTGCGTTAACCAACGCTTATGAAAATGGTGATGTAGCTCGTGTAGCAAGCATCTTCAAAGCTTATAAGCAGATAGTTACCCCAGCAGCCCCTCAAGCTAAATCGAACCAGCAAGAGCTTCAGCGTCAAGTTGCGCCGACCCGTACTCGCTCGGGAACGCCTCCAACCAGTAGTGAATCTGAACAATATTTTACTAATCAAGATATTGAGCAGTTTTATACAGACTGGCGAAGAGGCCTCTACGATGATGCAGAGGCGGCAAGCATGGAAAAACAAATTCACGCCGCAGCAGCCGAAGGCCGTATTCGATAAGAAACACCTGGGGCTAAAGCGGTACAAATAAACAGACAATTCAAAGGAAATTTAAATGTCTACTTTAACCCCAGCAGCAACCTACCCCATTAATGCGGGTGGATTTAACGCACCAAACGGCGCTACAGCTTACAGCGGTACTGCTTACTCTGGTACATTCATTCCTACACTCTGGTCAGGTAAACTGGCTCAGAAGTTCTACGCAGCTACTGTTTTCGGCGAAATCGCTAATACAGATTGGCAAGGCGACATCACTGGTATGGGCGATACAGTAATTATCAATACCATCCCAACAATTACCATCAACAACTACTCTGTTGGTCAGAACTTGGCTTATGAGATCCCTGCTCCAAGCACAATCTCTTTGACAATTTCTAAAGGTAAGTATTTCGGTGTTAACGTGAACAACGTTCTCGAATTACAAGCTAAGCCAAAATTGATGGACGTATTCACCAATGACGCTGCTATGCAGATGAAAATTAATATCGACACAGATGTATTGGCTGGTACTTTCAACCAAGGCGCTGCTGCTAACCAAGGCGCAACTGCTGGTGCAATCTCTGGTGCGTTCAACCTCGGTACAGACGCTGCTGCCATCACTTTGACAGCTTCTAACATCCTTCAACAGATCACAGCAATGTCTTCTGTATTGGACGAGTCTAACGTTCCTGAGACAGACCGCTGGTTGACCATCACTCCTACAGAGCGTCAGATCCTCATGCAGTCTAACTTGGCTCAAGCTCAGTTCATGGGTGACCCATCAAGCGTATTGCGTAACGGCAAGATCGGTATGATCGATCGCTTCACTGTTTACGTATCTAACTTGGTTCCACGTGCTGCTGCAGCAACAAACTGGGATGGCTCATCTACAGGCGCTAGTACTTTTGTAAAACGTCATGCAATGATCGCTGGCCACAAGTCTGCAATCACATTTGCCTCACAGATTGCTAAAGTTGAGAGCTTGCAGAACCCTAACGATTTCGGCACATTAATCCGTGGCTTGAACGTTTATGGTTACAAAGTTGTTCAGCCTAAAGGTTTGGCACTGACTGTTGTAGCTGGTTAATTAACCGGATGGGTGGTAGAGTGATCCTCTACCCCCTTTCTACACTTTAAGGAGTTCAAAATGGCTGTAAAAGACGATTTAGTAGCAAGTGGTTTGTCATTGCCACAAGCAGAAACTGTCATTGCTTTTAATGCAGCGACAGCAACTGTTGCAGATTTAGTAGCCGTTGGCTTTAGTTCAATCCAAGCTAACGATATTAGCGCATTAAATGCCGGAACAAAGACTTCAGATCAATTGGTGCAAGATGGCCTCTGGTTTGGTACTCAAGTTCCAGCTATTGCAGCTGCATTGGCTGTATAAGTAATAAAAACCCTAGGGGCTTCGGCCCCTATCTAATATAATAAGGCTATGAGCACAACAGCAAAAACTATTATTGATAATGTGACTATCCAGCTATTAGATCCAACTAATACTCGCTGGACTCGTGCTGAGCTCCTTACTTGGCTTAACGATGCCCAGAAAACATTAGTAGGGGCATTGCCAGAAGCTACGGCTAGTATTGGTCTAGTAACTACTGTAGCTGGCGTACGGCAGACCCTCCCAACTGATGGATGGTGTTTATTAAGCGTTAATAGAAACATGGGTGTTTCCGGTACAACTGGGGGCACACCTGTCTTAGAAGTAACTCGTGAGAATTTAACTCGTCAGAACCCTACTTGGTCTACTGATGCTGCGTCTAGCACTTCACGACTATATTTCTACACACTTTTGCAAAAGAATACTTTTTGGGTTTACCCGCCCGCCGATTCTTCAGGAAACAAGCTTGAGATTACTTACTCAAAAGTACCTGTTGATCTTGTGTTAGAAACGGATACAATAGGCATGAGTGATATTTATAAGCCAGCTCTTTTAGATTATGTACTGTTTAAAGCATGTAGCAAAGATGCGGAATATGCACCTGGTGTTGCATTGGCTAAGAATTATTTAGACTCATTTATGGCATTTACTAGTGCCACAAAAGCTGGCGCAGATGTTGCAGACAAAACAGAGGACAAAGTTTAATGGCTATAATTAATGGAACAACAATTATTGACAAAGCGGCAAAGCTGCTTAATGATCAATTTAACGTTAAGTGGACTCGATCTGAGCTTCTTGGCTGGGTTAATGATGCACAACGTGCATTAGTTCTTGCAATTCCAGAAGCCTCAGCTTACACAACAACTTTAACTACTGTCAGTGGAGTAAAACAAGCTTTGCCCTCGGACGGCTGGTTTTTGATTCGTGTTAATAGAAACATGGGTGTTTCAGGCACTGTTTCAGGCACTGCATGTATAGAAGTACGCAGGGATGATTTAACTCAGAACAATCCATCATGGTCATCTGATGCAGCTACTGGAAACGTAAAAGTATATTTTTATAATATGCAAGATAAGAACGTATTCTATGTATACCCAGCAGCAGATTCAACTGGCAACAAAATTGAGATTACTTATTCTAGAACTCCGGTTGATTTATCTACTGAGGCATCTACTATTGCAGTTAACGATATTTATGAACCAGCTTTGCTGGACTATGTAATGTTTAGAGCTTTTTCTAAGTATGCTGATTTTGCTCCCGGTGTAGAACTTGCCAAAGCATATGCAGCTTCTTTTGCTTCTGTAGTAGGAGCTGGTAGAGAAGGCCCTAACGTATCTCATGCGGCAGTGGAGAAATATTAATGTCAGCAATATCCGCTGCAACCATTATTGATAAAGCTGCAAAGCTTTTATATGACGTTAGCAACGTAAAGTGGACTCGTGCTGAGTTACTTGGCTGGATTAATGACGCACAGCGTCAAATTGTTATTATGTCGCCTAACGCTACTAATAAGGTTAGTGTTATAAAACTAAATGCTGGGACTAGACAATCCTTACCCTCAGATGGCTGGACTTTACTTGAAGTAGTTCGCTATATGGGATTAGATGGAACTAAGCCCGGAAGAGCAATTCGTTTGACTTCCCGTGAGCTTTTAGATGCATTTAACCCTGACTGGCACAGCGATCCCCCACAAGCTGTACCAAAACATTATGTCTTTGATTTACAAGACCAAACAGCATTTTTTGTATACCCACCAAATAACGGAAAAGGGTATATCGAAATTAACTATTCTCCAGATCCAGTAGATTTGGTTTCTGAAAATGAAACAATTAAATTAAACAACATTTTTGAAACAGCTATTCTAGATTATGTTCTATATAGAGCTTGCTCTAAAGATGCTGAGTATGCACCTGGCTTGCAACTTGCAGCTGGGTATTTGAGCACATTCCAAGCATTTATGGGTCAAAAATCTTCTTCTGAGACTGGCAATAGTCCTAACCAGCAGTTTGCCCCTAAAGACCCAAGTAAACCAGGTTCGCAATCATGACCCAAGCTTATGGCTATACCGTCCCATACGAGGATTTTTTACCCTACGTAAACCAGTATGTACCCGATGCAGGTGAATTTGTAGCTATTGATGCAATTAAACAGGCAGCTATTGAGTTTTGCGAGAAGACTTTTGTTTGGCAGTATACCGTTCCAGCAATGGATATTGTCGCAAATCAAAGTAGCTATGTGTTAAATACACCTGCAGATACCAAATCGGTAGGCCCAATTCAAGTTTACTACGACACAAATTTGCTAATCCCTAAAGGCCCTGATGAGCTAGCCGACATTTATCGCATGGGTGATTGGCAACAAGTTATTGGCCATCCACAATATGTAACTCGTGTGGTAAAACCAGAGATTTTGCTTGTTCCGCAGCCTAATGAAGATGCTCCTGCTACCTTGCACGTTAAGACAGCCTTAGCCCCCACCCGTGATTCAACTGAGATTAGCTCTGAGATGTTTGAGCAGTATGCAGAAGCTATTGCCTGGGGTGCACGTGCACGTTTATATGCACAGCCAAGACAAGACTATACAGATAGAGCAGCATCGATTGAAGCTTTAAAAATGTTCCGTTATGAAATTAATAGAATCCGCATGCAGGTCACTAAAGGCCTCACACGTGGTTCTCCACGAGTTGAATTCCAGAGGTGGGTATGAGTTCTACAATTAAATTAGTCCAAGGCGACAATCTACCGCAGGTCACGTTAACCTTAACTGACTTACAAACTGATGCTCCTCTTGATTTATCAGCGCCTACAACAACTGTTGTAGTGAAACTTCGTGCTCTAGGTGGTACAACTGTACTTTCCACGCTTAATTGTGTAAAGACTAACGGTGGTTTAGATGGGGTAATTATGTTTTATTTCCCTGCTAACACCCTAGACATCCCTGCTGGACAGTATCAAGGTGAAATTGAAATTAGCTACAACGGCCAGTTCTTGACAGTATATGATTTACTGCAGTTCACCCTCCGTGCTGAGTTCTAATGCCAATAGACGTAATACGTTCTAAGATTGTAATAGCTGGACTCAGCTATATTCAGCCTACTTTTACGGCTGATTACCTACAAATCAGGGTTACTGCCGAAGTAACAATGCCTGATGTTCTTAATGTGGACATCGTAACACCTACAGACTTGGTAACGCTTAGCACTACAAAGGCTTTATCCGATACAACTAATGGCTTTATAGATAGACTTGTACGGACATTTAGTAAGCCATTTGCTGATTCTACAAACGAAACAGACGTTTTACGCTATGTATTTGGGAAGAAGTTAGCGGATACTCAGGCTTTAGCAGATACAAAAAGAATTAGTTTTGGTAAGGCGCTAGTCGACAGTACAACCTCTACTGATTTAGCCAAGTTAAGTACGGTAAAAGCATTAGCTGATAATTTGGCAACTCCAGCAGATACAGTAGCAAATGTAATATACAAAGCACTTTCTGACTCAGTAACCCTAACAGACTTTGCGCAAGCATTTAAACGATACATACGTTCTTTCGCTGAAACGCTCACTTCACCAGATGCTTATTCTGAAACATTTGACTCAGGAGTAACTTCTGACTCAGCAACAACTGCTGATAATAGCATCCGAGGTGTAGCCAAGAATCTATCCGAAGGCTTAAATGCTATCGATAATATGGATGGCGACTTAACTTATGCCTTTGTTAAAGTCATTGGAGAAATATTAGTTGGCTCAGATGCGCAAATAATTGATTTTGCTACGCAAAAAGCTGATAATATAGCAGCAGGTAGCAGCGGTGTCCTGTCTATGCAGGATTATTGTGATATAACCTATTTTTTAGAAGACTATGTGGGTCTTTCCCGCACATTTACGTAAGGAGCAGTAATGAATACAAACGAGAATTTACAAGCCTCCGGCTCCTTGCGAGTCGTTGTTACCGGTGCTGACGGCCAAGTTAAGGCTGAGCATGATTTTAAAAACCTAGTTGTTACCGTTGGTAAGAACTTTGTAGCCTCCCGTATGGTTGGTACAGCTTCTGCAATCATGAGCCACATGGCTATTGG